AAATCAATCTAGGTGGTGTAGAATTGGATTGCTATATACTTGAAGATGGAACACCTATCCTTAATAAAGGAAGAATGATGAAAGCATTAGGTCGTACTTGGATTTTACTGGCGTCAATTATAAAGTTGAAGATTTACGAAACGTATTATTAGAAGATAAAAGTAAATAAAATTATGTCAGAAAATAAAATGTTAAAAGACTTCGTAGAAAAAGGTGCTGACATTGAACACGATAGGTGGGCGAGGTGGCAAAAATATCTACACAGTCTTTGTATAAAAAATAAAGACGGAAGTTTAACTATTCCAAAAGAAAGAGTTGAATGGTGGGAAAGTGAAATTGCGACACCATACAAAAATCTAAAAGAAGAATTGAAAGAATACGACAGGAAAGAAACAAGAAATTATTTACCTTTAGTAAAAGAAATAATTAAAAAAATAATTGAAATTATAGATAATAAGGCAAGAGGATATTCGGACTTGAAAACAAATGCTGGAGATGAAAATTATGGTGCTTTAAGAAGTTTAATAGACGAATTAGAAATTAAAGAATAAATAATTATGAATGACGAAATTAAAAACATTATGCAGAGTATCGTTAAGGGGATTGTAAGAAAACCTGAAAGGGTTGAGAGTAGAATAGCAGAAGAATTTGACGCAAGGACAAGGGAGGAAATAATAACTATTTTTATAAAGGTCGCAGAAGCAGATATTGGCGTTACTATTGGTTCGGGGGGAGTAACAGCAGAAGCACTCCGTCACATAGCAAGGTTAATTGGATTTCAACAGACAGGAAAAAGATTTTGTCTAAAGATTGATACTCCAAAGATATCTGAAAAGAGTTATCATAAGAGCAAGTAAAATTATGAAAACAAAAAAAACCATAAAACCTAAAACAAAAGTGACTAAGAAGAAGACAGTGAAGAAGAAAGATAAGGTAGGGAGAAAATTGTTTGACGGCAAAGATAAAAAAATAGTGCTTGCGAAATTAGAGCAAGCATTTTCACTTGGTTGCACAGACGGAGAGGCTTGTGGTCAAGCAGATATTTCTGTTGACGCATTATATAGGTATGAGAGAAAAAATGAGAAGTTTCGCAAGAGAAAAGTGATATTAAAGGAAAAGTTAATTTTAGCTGCTCGTAATACTGTCGCCCAAACAATACAGGAAAAAGAAATAGGAGAAAATAATAAAGGAGTTCCAACCCAAAGGGCGGGAGAAATGTCTAAATGGTATTTGGAAAGAAAGAAAAAGAACGAGTTTGCTCCCCACTCTACTTTCAAAGGAGAAGTGCAGGTTGAGAAACTAAGTGACGAGAGAAAGGCAGGGATAATGGAGCGACTAAAGAAATGGAAGTAACAAAAACAAAAAATGAAAAAACTCAAAATGATTTATATAAAGAATTTTTTGAAGAGCAACTCGGTATTGATATTGATAATCGTTCAGAGCGATTGCTTGTTTCAGAACATTCTTTTAAGGCATTTTGCCTTATATATCTAGGACACCATTTTGATTTAGACCCAGCAATCTTTCATAAAGATTTAGTAGATGTTTTAGAGAGTGAAGCAGAAGAAGCAGTTGAGGTTATTGGATTTAGAGGTTCAGCGAAAACTACATTTTGTTCTTTGGCATATCCGTTGTGGTTAGTTTTATTTAGAAAATATAATTTTATTATTTTAATGAACGAAACGACTACACAAATGAAGATAAACATTTTAAGTATTAGAAAAGAATTTGAGGATAACGATTTGTTTCAATCAGACTTCCCGAACGCTATTGAGCCAAGAAAAAATAAATGGTCGGAGGGAGAATTAGAGTTTGCGAATGATATTTATTTACTAGGACGATCGCGAGGACAAAAAATTAGGGGTATGAAATATCGTCAGTATAGACCGCAAGTAATTATTGCAGACGACCTTGAGGATTTAGAGTGGGTTAGAAAAAAAGAAAACAGAGATAAGACAGAGAGGTGGTTTAATTCCGAGGTAATACCGGCACAGGACGAATTGAAATGTAAAATGGTATTGATCGGAAACTTATTACACAATGACGCTTTAATGGCGAGGATAAAGAAAAGGAATATCTATAAAGTTATGGAGTTCCCACTTATTACAGACGACGGCGTTATCACTTGGAAAGGTAAATATCCAAATCAAGAGGCAGTGGATAAGAAAAAGAAAAGTGTCGGTTCGTCATCGGCTTGGTCAAGAGAATATCTCTTAAAAGTAATTTCAGAGGAAGACCAAGTTATCAAGGACAGTGATATCCACAAATACCCAGTAAGCATATTGACGGAAAAAGAAACAGACGGAGGATTAAGATATCCAATAAGAAACGGAGCGACTTCAGTTGACCTTGCAATCTCTGAAAAGGAAACAGCCGACTATACCGCTATTATTCAGGGCTTAGAAGTGTCATATCTCGGTTCTAACAAGATTTTAATAAAACCCCACCCAATCAATCGTAGAATGGACTTTGACACGACACAGACGGTTATAAAGTCGCAACACTCTACAATGCCTGTTGGCTCAAAACTACTGGTTGAAGACGTGGCATATCAAAAAGCAGCCATTCAAGAATTAGCAAGAAAAGGATTATCAGTTAAGGGAGTTAGACCGATTGCAGATAAGAGAGCAAGACTTGAAACAGCGTCGCCATATATTAAAGACGGGACAGTTTTATTTGCAGAATACGGTTGCGAAGAATTGATTGACCAGTTACTAGGATTTGGAGTAGAAGCACACGATGATTTATGTTTAGTTAAGGGAACTAAAATTGCAACATTAAAAGGAGATAAAAGTATTGAAGATATACAAATAGGAGATAAAATAATTACTCCATTTGGTATTAGAAAAGTTTTAGCTTCTGGTATAACTGGTAAAAAGAAAACTACAAGTAAAATTGGAATAAGAGGAACTTATAATCACCCGGTTTTTGTTTATGAAAAAGGATTTGTAAACCTTGATACATTAGTATATAATGATAATATAAGTAAATTATCATTTAAGGAACAAATTTTATGGAAATACAAAAATTTATTGTATTTAATGGAAAGAAATACAAACTTATGGGAGGGAAAAAGAAGTATTATCTTAGCCAGTCAAATACAAATAAAGGAAGAAAATATCCTAAAGGATTGCACGTTGCGATTTGGGAATTTTATAATAAAGAAACAATTATTAAAGGGTTTGAAATTCATCACAAAGATTTTGATACTTTTAACAACGACAGTAATAATTTGGAATGTTTATCAATTAGCGAACATAGAAAGCTACATCGTAAAAAATATAGTGATAAGCAAATTAAAGATGAAAAAAAGCATCTTGAAAAAATCAGACCGTTGGCTACAAAGTGGCATAAATCAAAAAAAGGAAGTAAATGGCATAAGCAAAAAGCGACCAATCAATGGAAAAATCCAAAAACTTATAAAAAGACTTGCCAAATTTGTGGAAAAGAATTTACAGCATTTCATTTCAATACAAGATATTGCTCAAGAAACTGCATTGCAACAGGGTGGAGAAGACGAAATCCAAATTATTACAGAAGAAATAGTTTATAACTTAACAATAGAAAAAGATAATGTGTATTATGCTAATGGCATTTTAGTAGGAAATTGTGATGCACTGGTTTATCTGATACTAGAGTTAATGCACAAAAAGACCAGCTCGGTAGCGGTTGGCAGAGTTGACAGAATATAATATAATAAAACTATGATTTCAACACTTGAGCAAAGAGTTATATTGAAAAAAATACTAATGGAGAGTTACGTTCCTGAAGTTAAAGCAAATGTTGGTAAATTGTTGAAAGAATATAATAAGCAAGTTATAGAGGATATAAACTTTTCTAATTTAATTGGAAGCCCAGTGACTACTCAAACAAAACCTATGATTTTTGAAATAGGAATACCGACAGAAAAATTGATTGAAAACATTTTGACTGCTTTTAATAATTAGCAAAATCAACTATGAAAAATGAAACTAACGAACCCGACGCAGTGTGTGGTTTTTGTAACAAACCTATATACTTAAAAGACGAGGTTTACCATACACTTTTTACTAGCCGAGGCACTCCAATTTGTGCGGTTTGTAGAGTATTAAGAAAACCGCCAAAGGCACTTCTCAAAGTTAGAATAGACAAGGAAGAAGCAGAGCAGAAAAGAGCAAATGAAAATGTGACAGAAGTCGCGATAAAGAGCCAAGAGGAAGCAAAAGAAAAATCTAAAAAAAAGAAGACCAAAAAGAAGACGCCTTAAATTAAGCAAAAATTATTATGGAAATTAAAGTTGGTAAGTTCCCAAGTGACGAAGAAAAAGTCAGAATATCTGATACAGCAAAATATCTTGATTTGTATGAGAACAGACAAAAGGGTGTTTTAGGTTTACACGAAATAATTGAGAAGCAGTATAAAAATGCAAAGGACGTAGTTTATTTAGCCCACGCTATACCTGCGAGAATTTCTGATTTCTACGGGGACTTCGTTCAAGGTAACGTTTCGCAATTAACGATAACCACAACAGAGGAGGGCGACCAAGAATTTATAGACGAGGTGGTTGATTATAATGACCTCAAGGAAATGGTTTACGATTACGGAGTTGAT